CAGGTTCATGTATGTATTGACGAACCTCATCAATCGTTGCTTCGTCATATACGAGAAAGCATTTGCCCCCTGCCATCTCTATCTCCTTCATTGCTTTTACTTGTAGTGCTGTAGGTTTCTTTGTTTTATCCGCCTTGCACTCCATTCCAATAAACCTTCCGTTAATGATCGCTACCTTGTCTGGTATCCCTGCTCGACCAAATGGCCCTGCTTGTGGGTTGTAATACCAGATGCCTTCTTCTTTCAGCATCTTGTCAAGTTTGCGTTTAACTTTACCTTCAGGTGTATTTGCCATAAGATTACATATATGTCAAGTTATATTTGTGCATACTCACAAATATTTTTTGCAGGGCAGAAGCGACATAAGCCGCTTGGTTTAGCAGGCCAGTTCTCTGTCTCCGCAGATTTATATATACGGTCTACCCTAGCCAATAAGTTCTGCCACATCTCAGCCGATTGGTCTCGACTAAATTCTTCCGAGTCCATCTTCATTTCTTTGAGCCAGACAAACGTAGTTTTTATATTTACTATCTCAGGGAAATGCTTCCACACTTGTAGTGCGAACATCTCAAGCTGTGTAAAGTCTGGTCTACGCTTACCTGTTTTCCAATCCAGTACGATTGCTGTGTCCTCTTTAAGTATCAGTACGTCCAATATGGATCGCAACCAAGCGTCCTTCGCAAACCAACTTGTTGGTGTAAGGTCTTCCGTCAGTGTCAGCTGTCGCTCCGCGTGTAACTCTCCACCTCTTGCCATCTTTTCAATGGTTTGGCAAAGCACCTCGTACTTCTCAACCTCTTGCGGTAGCTTTGTATCATTCACGAGTCTCTGTTCTAAAAACTCATGTATACGCTCACCATATCTACTGGCTTCACCGCCTGTATCTTGCACCTCTTTCGTTACTCGTTGGTGGTAGTAACGTTTTGGGCAGTTTTCATACAGCTTGATAGCTGAAAAAGAATGCGCTAACTGCATCTAAACTCCATAGGGTTGCACCGTGAAGGCGGTATTCGCCACCCACGGTAAAGTTTACTTTGCATCACCATAGTTATACCCCACGCCAGACTCACAGGCAACAGGTAAATCCCTTGCCCAGCGCGGAGGTCTAGACATTCTATCCTCAACAAGTTGTCGTGCGTGTGCCTTATCTTCTTCCAGGCAACTGATGATTATCTCGTCATGTACCTGAAACGCTACATGATATGACTGTCCGATAGACGCCATCTGTTCTGCTACTACAATTCTAGCCAATGCTTGAACTACATTCTCTGTAACCTTACCGCCATAGATGCGTGTCCAATCTATAGCTATCTGTTCGCCTGACGACACTCGTGCCTTTGCTAGTTTGCGGTAGGTTCGTGCGTCTGCGATATACTCAAAGCCATCTGGTGTTTGGCGTAGCGCATTATATTGTATGCGTAATCCGTTCGGTAGGATGATGCCGTTGCTATCAAAGGGTAGTAACTCAGTGATGTTGCCACTGCCACCTGCTACCATTGTGGTCAATGCGTGACCGCATTTATTCCATAGAGATACAATCTTGTGGTTCTTCTGGCGGTACAGTCTTACGATACGTTGTGCTTCGTTCTCATCTATATCAACAGAGATACCTCCCTGCCCAAGCGCAAGCGTGTTACGAAATTTAACATGCCCCATGCCATAACCTAAACCCAAGATACAAGTCTTACCAACGAACCGCTCAACCTTGTCTGCTTTCGTTACCTTCTTACCGTAGATCTCAGATGCGAACTCACTGTACACATCACGCCCCTCACGAAACGCTTGCACCAGATCATCTTGTCCTGAGATATACGCAACCATACGAGCTTCGATCTGCGATGAGTCACAGGCTATCAGTACCTCACCGATAGGTGCAGTCAGCGCACTCCGTATCGCTCCGTTGCGAGGTAGGTTTTGTAGATTTAGTTTGTCTCCACCAGAGAAACGACCAGTGTGTGCGCCATAATAATTAAGCATGATAGGCAACGCCCCACGCTCAGCAACCTTCATTAGATTTTCTGTGCGTGTTTCTTCGATGGTGGATTTAGTGCCTAGTCTTGCCGCCACTAGGTTCTGAACTCGTGGGTCTGGATGCTCCAGTAGCCCTGTAAATTCCTTGTCAGTCTTAGCAAAAGCATAGGTTTGTTTGCCTGTGCGTAAACTTGTTTTCATAGGAGGTTCGATGCCTACAGTATCTAACAGCTTGGCGAATATCTGATTAGACATAAGAGCTTTCTTGACTTTCTCTTCACTCAATCCCTTGAGCGACAAGTCCTCAATCAGCTTACGCTTATCTGCCTTCACCTTCTCCAAGTGCTGTGCAAGTACATCCGTGTCGAGTTGTATGACAGGCTCCGTGTACATGCGTAGTGTCTGGTCAATGACCATAAGTTCGGACACAGGTACTTTATATTTTAGTATCTGAAATAATTCGTAAGTCAGGTCAACATCGTTGACACAATAGGCCGCATACCTGTCAAGTTCTTCTGGTGTGAAGTCCTTCCTGTGGCGGCCCATGTTGTTGAATACTTCATCACCCTTCTGTCCTAATTTATAATGAGATGCTAGTGCCTTCAGTGAACCACCCACCGTGGCATTGTGTAGGGGTCTTGCCATAGACATGGTATCGAACCAGAACTTAGGCTTGATACCGTAGTGCCATGACAAGATAGCCCCATCAAACGCAGTGTTGTGAGCAAGTATCGCCTTGTCAGAATAGTCTAACGAGTTGAGAAACTTGCCCACATCATCACCGCTATACCAGTCGGTAGGATAATCGTTCACCTTGACGCATACACCTATCACCTCAAACTGAGGGTCACGAACATACGCTTCCGTTGTCATCTTCGACAACGAATACTGCCTGTCATAATAGGTTTCAAAGTCAATGGTAACGATGTCCATAATTACACCTCGTTGAGTTCACCTGCCAGAGCAAGATAACCTGCCGCATCACGGAAGTTCTCCGCAGACTCTGGCCTCTGTCCAACCCTAGCAATCTTCAACAGTGCCATCATGGTAGGCACATCACTCGGAACAATACTGTCAATGCCCAGATGAGTGTTCCAATAAGCGGCAATCATTTCAGCATTAGTCTGAAAGTCACCGTGGTCTGCTTCCCTATCGCCGTCAACCAACGCACTAGCTTGTGACAATAACTTGACACGAGTACGCTCTTTAGGCTGAGCACTTTGCTCAAGTATTTCCTTTGGTGTGCCTATCTTAGATTTGAGGTTATACACATATTTAGTTGTGCATCCACAAGCCTTTGCCACCTCAGCAGGTTTAGCACTAGGATTTTTGAGAAGGTATGCCCACACCTTTTCCGCTTTAGATTTCTTTGGTCTTGCCATTTAAGTCTCCTTCTACCTTACCCTCTTGTAAAGTATATTTAAGTACACCTTTACCACAATGTAAAGAATATTCGTTAGCAATCTGCACAGCTTCTTCTGCTGTCGCTCCCATTGCCATTGCGCCAAGCGCATATTCTCTACCTTCTCCGAAAGCCATAGGTGCTGATAGCTCTACGGATGTTCCGTTGCTAGATATTACGGACAAGCCTTCACTTGACACGACAATAAGTTCTGCTGAGTTAGGCGGTACGTCTAACGCTGCGGGGTCGCCACTACTCACGAACCAATCTCTCATCTTCAGTATGCTACCAAGCACACCCACGCCTGAGACAATATAATCTGTACCTACATACCAAGCCTTCTCTGCCTCCCATTTCATAGAGCCATCGTTAGCTTGTCTATCTGTGGCAAGGTACTTGCCATCCCATACAATTACACTCATTCCTTTTCCTTCCAATTAACATTAAAATGTAGCCATCCCCTGAAGGGGTACCAAAGCATCACGTTGTTGTAAAACTTACACTCCTTGTTCATACACTGACGCACACTGATAGGTTTGATATGTTTGAATGGCCCTCTGCCCCAGTGATTGTGCTTTGTTACAACTCCACATTCGAAACAATGCGGTGTTAATGCTTTGGTAATCTTCACCTACTCCTCCGTTTCAAAGACTCCGAATCGCTGACGCAATGCGATGCTTTGGTTGTTACATACATAGTCGAGAGCTTTCAGCACATCCTCACCATCTGGTTTACTACTACGGTAGTATCCGTTAGGTGTGGTTTGGGCTAGCCCCTTCAGCAGTTCGGGTGGGAACACGTTGTCACGGATGCAATGCTCCAGTTTGTCTAGCCATTGTTTGCTGTCCCACTGTGGTTGTTCCCAATCCCAACGACTGCCTTGGTTACGTTCTGACCACACTTCATCAATGATGCCATCGAAAGCATGGACACGAACACGAGCCTTGATGCCCTTCTTGAAAGCACCCAATGCTCTGCGCCACTTCTTACGTTCCTCTGGTTTCTCAATGAGTTTCACATCTGGTTGTGGATTGAGGCATTGGCCGTTGATAATGTCGAACTCAATACCGCCAAAGTAATAGGCTTTCTCTCGCATGATGGGGTTGTAGTGTTGATACATAGCCCACAGATGACTGCGATAAGGGTCACTCTCATCAGCGTTAGCTTGATGCCGTTCCGTCATTTCATCTAGCACAGGCTTACTACCTGCAATACGGTACAAACCAGTGCGATGTCGCATAGTAGTAATAGGTAGCCAACGGTGCAGTGCAGAGACAAGAGTCTGTGCGTTACCTCGCCAAGACTCACTCGGCATGACAAACCTCAACTTGTTGTCAGGTGTCAGTTCGCACAGGTTTTGTTCTCCGTAGTTCACAATCTTGAACAGGAAGTTACCGTTGTCTTGCTTGAACATACGCAACCAACCAGTAATAGGTTTACCTTTGGCCTTGTTTCGTACCCTAGACCATAGGGCTTCGGCGTCGCTGTAACTAGCGACACCACGATGATCAATTTCTAACCAACTCATTCACATCTCCTATCGTGTTAGTTTGTTAAGTGTTACAGCCGCAGTCATGCTGTTAAGGTCAACGTCTAGCTCGACCTCGGCTTTCTTGCGTTCGACAATCTTCTTGTGTCGTTCCTTAGCTTCCTCTGGAACTAAATCCCATAGGGCAGGGAAGGCTTTGAGTGCAGGAGCAAGGGTAGAGTATGTCTC